ATTGACAATGTTTTTGAAATGTACTATAATGTTTATATACAAAACAAGAAAGGAGAAAAGCAATGAAGAAATGGTACAAAATCATTGATGAGCTCACCGTCTTAACCGGAAAGCTCATCAGGCTGGCATTAGAGATTGGAACTCTAATATCAGTAATATACATGATACTTCAAAGTATCAAATAAAAAAATAAAAGTTAGGAATGGGGCGAAAGCCTCAGACCTGACTGAATTATATCATTTCTTCATTGCAAGGGCAATAAGATGAAAATAGCAAAGTTGATTCTAAATGTGCTTAGATTAGCGGTTATTGTAGCAGGATTGTATTTAATATTTTTCAGATAGGAGGTAAGAACATGGCACTTAGTAAAGAAGATAAGTCAGCACTCATTAATTTGATTGACGTTATTGAAAAGTTGGATGACGGCGCAAAAAAGTATCTTATGGGTGTGGCTGACGGAATGAGTTTTTGCAATATGTCAGAGGACTTAAAGCGAAAGCAGGAAGAAAAAGAGGCAGTTTAGAAGGAGGAGGTGAGAAGTGATGGCAGGAGTAGTTGTACCATATTTGGGACCGTATGGAGAGCATAAAGGAAAAATTGAACTTATAGACATAAACAGGAAAAAGACAGAACCACTAAAAGGTGAAGTCGGTAGATTAAGAGAAAGAGTTACATGGCTTAAAAGTATAGTATGGGGACTGGTTGCACTAAACATAGCCACGATAGCAATAGTAATACATTTAGTGACTAAGTAGAAAAGATAAGGAGGATCGTATGCCAAGACTTACACCATCCGCCACTGAGATGATGGATAGAGAATACAGGGCGGCATATAAGGCGGGGTTAGAGCTTAAAGGGTTAACACCTGCAAGCATTGCAAAATTACTCGGAACATGTGAAAAAACCGTAAAAAGGCGAAAAGATAAGCCGGGGGATTTGAAGTTGTTTGAGTTAAGAGCAATAGCAGAGAAGCTTAACTTCACACCTGAGCAAGTAGTAAGGATGATTTTAAAGTAGAGGAGGAAAAAGGATGACTGAGGAAAAAATGATGGAACTCTGTAAGGAGATAGTACCGGCGATAGAGAAAATAAGGGAAGCTTTTATAAGGCACGGAATAGAAAAAAGCGTGCACCTTAACATAAACAACAATGATGATTGCCAAGTGACAATGATTGGATGGCGAAAAGACTTTGACGGTTGGGATTTAACAAAATTTAAAAACAAACCGTATGAGATATGGCAAAAGGGAGAGCCGGTGCCGGTGGATAAGGAATAGGGGTTTAACATGGAAACACTGGATATAAAAACAGCTATTCAGATAACGAAGATACTGGCAGCAGCTCCGAATGAGCGAATACCGATGATACTTGATGTATTTGAAAAGGCGGATGTAGAGATTAATGGCCTTGATGAGCTTTCAGAGTGGGTAACACTAAGCAGGCAGACGGAATTAATTGATACAGATACAGAGGACTTTGTAGAGGCTCTTATTAAAGGAAGAACTATGACAGGTTCAGAGTATAGAATTCCCACATCAGAGTTTAACAGCTACTGTAATTCAAAAGGTGTCAGTGCAAGATACGCAAGAAAGCATCTGTATGAGAAAGGCTTTATAAGAAGTGGAACAGACAAAGGAAAGATTAATTATACTTTATCCGTTCCGGATCCAACCACAAAGAAACATATTAGATGTGTATGCATCATGCCAAAGACTGGAGGCGATAAGACTTGAAGATGGCATTAAAAGATGGGCAGATACTTATAAAAGAAGCCGACAATGTGCAGTTTCAGATTATAAAAAGTTGGGGGAAGATGAAGTGGAGTAGAGCTACTCAGATATTGAGTGGAGTTGCAGACATAGAGCTGCTAAACAAGTTGGCAGGTCTTGTGAACCTTCCTGAACGCATAGAAGCTGAACGAGAAAGACTCAATAGAATAATGGAAGCAGTCGACAAAGAAAGAGTAAATGAGAACCCTGTACCAATGATAGATCCACCAATTAAGGTATCACCATTTAAGCATCAAATCAGAGGCTACAACATGGCACTAATGGTGCTAGGGCTTGTAGAGCCGCCAAGACAACTTAAAGGAGAATAGATACATGAAAAAGAGTAAGAACTACCAAAAAATTATAAGTCAGTTAGAGAACTTATATATTCATGTATCAGATATGGCTAAGGCAGGTGGTGATGATATTTGGAGCAAGGATAAAAAAGCCCTGCAGGATGCGATAGGAATCATTGATGATTATGAAAAAGCCACGGAGCAGACGGCACTGCTTGTACAGAGATATGAGGTGGGGGCAAAGGTCATACATAGAGATATGGATATATATGTTTGCCCTAATTGTGGTAGAAGGGCGAAGCTCAATCATGCTTATTGTCACTGGTGTGGAAAGAAACTGCTATGGAATAGTATTCCGGCTTCACATCGAAAAGTGAAAAAGAAAAAATAAGGAGGAGCATGAAACAAATAAAAATAAATGTTCCGGATGGAACGCAATTACTGCATGTATTGGCGGTGATAGATAAGGGTAAGGAAATCCACTATGAAGCAAAGTTTTGCGATTTAAGAGATGGTAAGTTGGAATACACTTTGGACTCATGTAATAAAGAAGGAGAATAAAAATGGAAGAAAGCAAAAGAATTATAGAGATTGATGGTGTAAAGGTAGAAATAGATCTAAGAACAGCAAAGAGAGTGGAGTCATTTAAGGTTGGAGACAACATAAAAATCCTTGATAAGGAATATGACACTTACAAAGTGAAGCCGGGTATAATAGTGGACTTTGCAGAGTTTCAAGAACTCCCAACAATAGTAATTGCGGTTTTTGAGGAAGGTTCATGGTCATCCGCTCCGAATATTTCATTTATTTATTACAACAAAAACACTTCTAAAAAAGTGGAAATAGTCTCATGTTCTGAAGATGAAATAAAAGTAAGTAAAGAGGGTGTCATTGAGAGATTTGAAAGAGAAATTCAGAAGAAAAAGAATGAATATGAGGATTTAAAAAACAAACTTGAATATTTCAAAACACATTTTCTTAAGGTATACAAAGAAATATAAGGCATAGGAGAATAGTAATGTTTGAGAAAATATTTGAAAAATACAATCAAATTATATTTTTTGACACAGAAACAACAGGCTTTAATCCTGAAAGTTTGGATCAGGTAATAGAACTAGCAGCCATAAGTATTGATAAGCATGGAAGGCAACAAGAGATGGATGAATTCATCAAACTTTTCAAAATGCCTGAACTTCCTGCAAATATTACAGAATTAACTGAAATAACTAATGAAGCTTTGTTAAAGGGTAGAGATGAAAAAGATGTAATTCATGAATTTATAAACATGATTCAATATAGTGGAAAAACTCTTTTAATAGCACATAATGCTCAGTTTGATCTTAAATTTATTGTTTATGCAATTCATAGAAACAAAAATAGAGACTGGATGCAGATATTTAATGATTGTGACTATCTTGATACTTTTACAGTTTATAAGGATCGCAGGCAATATCCGCACAGATTAGAGTCAGCAATAGTACAGTATCACCTGATTAATAAAGTTAAAAATAGCCATAGAGCGATAGATGATTGCAGGGCGCTTATTGAAGTGACAAGGTCTATGTATGAAGAAAAAGAAGACTTGGATAGATATGTAAATCTGTTCGGATTTAATCCAAAGTACGGTCCTGATGAAAAGCGACTGAAAAAAGTAGTATATATGAGCCAAAGCATGGATGCTTACTTGGGCAAACCATTATATGAAACTATAAAAAAGGGAGTATAGATGGGCATACAAAATAAAGGATTCGGATTCCTGTTTGAAATGGGATGTGGAAAAACACTCACGGCTATAGCTACGCTGGGGACAGCTTATAAGCTTGAAAAAATAGAAAAAGTATTGATTATCGCACCGACATCAGTATGTTCTGTGTGGCCTAAAGAGTTTGATGATTATGCAGACTTTAAAGCGATAGTGAAAGTTTTACTGGGAGATAAAGATAAAAGAATCAGAGCTCTCTCTGACCTAGATAACTTCCCTTTTAAAGCATTAAAGGTGGCAGTCATTAACTATGAGAGTACATGGAGAGAAGATATATTCGAAGCTTTGTATAGGTGGAATGCTGACATGATTATATGTGACGAGAGTCAAAGGATAAAGACTCATGATGCTGAACAATCCAAAGCAATCCACAAGCTTGGTGATCAGGCACGATATAAGCTTATTCTGTCAGGTACACCGGTACAGAATAATGCTATCGATTTGTACAGCCAGTACAGGTTCTTAGATCCGACAATATTTGGAACGAACTTCTATCAATTCCGGAATAGGTATGCGATTATGGGTGGCTTTAACAGGCATCAGATAGTTGGATATAGAGACCTCGACCAACTTATACAGAAGGAGCACTCAATCGCATACAGAGTTACAAAAGAAGAAGCTCTGGATTTACCGGAACAAACATTCCTTGAGAGAAGAATAACTTTGACTCCGAAAGAGAAAAATATCTATAGCAAAATAAAGCGTGAGAGTTTCGCAGAGCTGGATGGTGGTGGAAAAGTTACAGTTACAACTGTACTCACTAAGCTCCTAAGATTACAGCAGTTCACAGGTGGTTTTTTAGTAGCTGATGGATCCGAAAAGGCAGAGCTTGTTAGTAAAGGAAAGCTTAATGCTTTAGAGGAGATCATAGATGACTATGTGGTAGATGCAGGAAAGAAGCTTGTAATCTTTGCAAGGTTTAGACCGGAGATTGATCTAATCAGTCAAATGCTTACAAAGAAAAAAATCAAGTATGGAGCTATATATGGGGATGTAAAGCTGGAAGATAGAGGAGACATAGTAAAAGATTTTCAGACAAAGGATGATACGAAAGTATTCCTTGCACAGATTGATACTGCAGGACTTGGAATCACTCTGACCGCTGCTGATACCTGTGTGTATTACTCGGTAAACTTCAACTATGCAGCGTACTCACAGAGTCTCGCCAGAATACACCGTATCGGGCAGAAGAATATCTGCACATACATTCATCTAATCACAGAGGGAACAGTGGATGAAACAATACTGAAAGCGTTGGCAAAGAAAGAGGACTTGGCAAAGACTATAGTTGATGAATGGAGAAATTATTTTTAATGGCAAAGATTGATATTTTTAATTCGGAAAATAAATACGATATCCTATACACAGATCCACCATGGCAACAAGGCAGGGGTGGAAAGAAGAGAGCAAGACCAAACAGTACTGGAATGGTTGTTCCATATAAAACAATGGACATCCCAGGAATTATGGAGATTCATAACTATGTTGCAAATGAACTGATGAATGAAAAGCACAATGTATTCATGTGGACGATAGACAAATACCTCCCGCAGACAGAGGAAATCATGGATCTTCTTGGCTATAGACTTCATGCAAGACTTATATGGGATAAGGGGAATGGACCAGCGCCTGCCTACACAGTACGTTTCGCACACGAGTATCTACTCTGGTTTTATAAGAACGGGAATATCATACTTCCAGACAGGGACAAGCGTGGGGCATTTTCCACGGTACTCAGAGAGAACAGCAAGCGGAATCACAGCCAAAAGCCAGATTGTGCCTATCAGATATTAGAAACATTATTCCCACAGGCGAAGAAGCTGGAGCTTTTCGCAAGGACTGAGCGTAACGGTTGGGACCAATGGGGAAATGAATTATAAATCAAAAAAAGGAGCAAATAATGGAAATAGTAATAACATTAGATGACAAAGTAAGAGTTTATAAGGATCTCTTAGATAAAAAGGATGAGCTGGCGGAGCAGACGAAGGAAAATAATAAGCGGCTTGATGAACTTGAGCAGGAAATCGCACAACAGATGGTGGATGAGGAAAAGCCGGATACTACAGTAGACGGTTTCAAATACAGCCTGCAGGAGAAGACCATATACTCCAAAATTGGAGAAGATAAGCTTATGGAGAAGGGCTTGGACTTCTTTGAAATACTTCGTGAAGAAGGGTTCGGAGATTTGATTGTTGAAAGAGTGGATTCAAGGACACTTAATTCAGCAATGAATAATCTTGTAGAGGAAACAGGAGAGCTTCCAGAGGGACTTGCGGAGTGCTTAAGTGTTTACTCACAGCTAAAAGTTTCAAAGCGTAAGGCAAATACAAAGGCTCTTAGCAGAGCCAAGAAAGTACAAGGGGAAATAAATGGATAATTACTTTGAGTGGAAAGAAAATTTAAAAGAAAATATGCAGGAAGTGGCCGATAGAACTCTTGAGCAAATGCAGGAAGACGCAATTCTTTCAGAGGTTAAAAACAGGCATGAGGGATACGGTATATCTGCAGAGCACTATATCATAATGCAGAAAGCGTTTAAAAGCGTAAAAACGGATATGGATGACTTCCTTAAGCTTTTGCCGGTAGAAGATAAAAATGCTCTAAATACTGTTAGCTCACTGTATAATTCAGCCATTGACATGGGAGTGGCTGCAATGGAGTTTGCTGCACAATGTAAGAGGATACTTGCTGATCTGTATGACAAAGAGAAATCGCCATTAGAGCAGTACATAGATGAGATAGAGTCAGATAAAGAAGACTTTGAAGATGTAGAGGAGAAATAAAATGGCAAAAATTAATTTTACAATTACAAAAGCAAAAAAAGAGCAAATTTGCGTCAAGGTTTTAGTAAGTGGACCTTCAGGAAGTGGTAAGTCTTATTCAGCACTTAGACTGGCAACAGGTATTGCCGGCAGAGTAGGTGAAGGAACAAAAATTGGTTATATCGGAACAGAGGGTATGAGAGATAAGCTCTATGCAAATGAGTTTGACTACGATCTTATCAGTCTTGAAGAGTACAGTCCTGATTATTACATTGCTGCTATAGATGCATTCTTAGATGCAGGATACAAGGTTATTATTATAGATTCTATGACGCACCTGTGGAACTGGGTGCAGGACCAGGTACAGGTTACCACTAAGGGTGATAATACATTCCAAGCTTGGGGAAAATATAAAAAAGAAAATAAGAAGATTATTGAGAAAATCCTACTTGCACCGGCACATATTATAGTGACAGCAAGGGGCAAGGATGAATATGTGCTTGAAGCAAACAGTCGTGGAAAGATGGCTCCACGAAAGGTTGGCGTGGGAGCGCAACAGGATAAGGATATTGAATATGAATACATGGTTACTTGGATGATTGATCAGGATACCCACCTTGCAGAGGCTGTAAAAGACAATACTCATATATTTGAAGGTAAAATTCAGGTACTTGATGAGAAGTCAGGTGAAGCACTCTATGACTGGGCAAATGACGGTGATCCTGTTAAGTCTCCGGCACAGAGGGCAGAAGAGGTAAAAAAGATACAGGATGAAATCACAGAAAAGGCAACAGAGCTTGGTGGTTCAAAGAATAAAGATATGATGAAGTGGTATAAGGATAAGTTTGGTGGAAATCATAAGAATAATAAAGACCTTGAGTTCTTAAAGCAAGCTTTAAGCGAAATGGATCAATTCAAAGCAGTAACAGAGGAACAAAAGGAGGATAAGAGTGAATAAAGTAATACTTATCGGAAGATTTGTACGTGATCCTGAAATAAGGTACGCAACAAATGATAGATGCTGTGCGAATTTTAGTATAGCGATAGACAGAAAGTATAAGCAGGAAGGACAGCAGGATGCAGACTTTCCCCGAGTAATCGCTTGGGGAAAAACTGCAGAATTTATTGAAAAATATTTCAGGCAGGGAATGAAGATAGTAATTGAAGGACGAATCCAGACAGGCAAGTATACAAATAAAGAAGGTCAAACAGTTTATACAACTGATGTGGTCGCAGAGTCTGTTGAATTTGCCGAAAGTAAATCTGCCACATCAGGCAATGATAAGTCTAAACCTGCAGAAAGTAAGCCTAAAATTGACGAGGACGGATGGATGAGTATACCTGATGATGTGAATGATGAGGGATTACCGTTTAATTAAAAGGAGGAACTATGAAGCCATTATATGGAAGTTTTGATTACTTAAAACAAAGAGAATGTATTCAAGTAGGAGAAATTATAGATCCTGAAACATTTTGCCATTTTTCGAATAATTCAACTTTTCAAAGAGATGATATATTTCAAATAGATTATGTAGCAGCAATAATCGGAGATGTTGGGCTTTATGATACTATAGCAAAAACGAATAAATATGCACCTTGGAGATATGTAGGCCAGTGTGAAGAGGGACATATAGAAAACAAGAATCCTGCACTGATGCCGTTTGTGTATATTTGTTCAAGGTACAGAGCAAAAACATCAGAGGAAAGACTGCAAAATATTGAACTTGCTAAACATGCTTGTGAGAGAGTTATACAGATGGGGGCAATACCAATAGCACCGCATTTATACTTTACCAGATTTTTAAAGAAATTAAATATATGACAGAGATAGTTGGACTTGAGGGTAGTAACAAGGACTATACAAAAGAAGAGGCAAAAATGATTGTAAAACAAAGATTGGAGATTTGATATGCGTGTAGATGAAGTGGACATTGACCACTTGGTCGATTATAAAACTGAATATTCTCGCATTATCCCAAAATACAAAATCTCCGGAGATAATCTGACAGGTCTGTGTCCATTTCATGATGATAAAAACAATTCCTTTTCAGTAGATTTAAAAACAGGTTGTTGGAAATGTCATGCTGAAGACAGAGGCGGAAATTTTACATCATTTTACGCGGAACTGAACGGTATCGATACTAAAGAAGCTTATAAATCCATATTAAAGCAATATGGAGCTTACAAGCCTGAAGAAGATAAGAAGCCTGAGGGGAGTCTATTATCATATAGCGTAGCACAATATGTACTTGAAAAAAGACTCCCCGAAGAGTTCCTGAAAGAGCAATGTTGCCTACAGACAAAGAGGGACAAGCAGGGAATCCAATATTTATATATTCCATACTTTAATGAAAATTCTGATGAAGTGACCTATAGAAAAAGGTATGGGGACAAAGCATTCAGATGGAAGTATGGAGCCGGAAAAGATATCTGCATGTATGGAGAGTGGAAGCTGGAACAGATACGGACTGCAGGATATGTTGCCTTAGTTGAAGGCGAATCAGACAGTCAGAGCATGTGGTACATGGGCATAAGTACACTTGGAATCCCGGGAGCATCTATGATGAGAAAAGAGTGGGCAACCACTCTGCAGGATTTAAAAGTGTATATCCATGTTGAGCCTGACAAAGGTGGCGAAACATTCCTTCATAAAGTTACTACGGCACTAAGAGACGGCAATTTTATCGGACAAGTATACAAGTGGAGTTGCAAAAACTTAGGCTGTAAAGATCCTTCAGATGTGTATATCAAATATGGCAAGGAAGAAGCTGCAGAGAAGATAAGGTCAGCCATCAGCAATGCACAGGCTATAGATATAGATGAGGAATTAATTCCTGAAGTTTTACCCGGAGCACCTGTGAATTTAAGGCAGCCTGAAGGGTGGATTTATTCAGATAAGGGCATAAGTAAGATTGATGAGAAGAAATTTACACCAGTAACAGTTTGCAGAACTCCGATTATATTAACCAGAAGACTTTGCAGTATGGAGACCGGAGAAGAAAAGATGGAGGTAGCCTTTAAAAGGGATGGTACCTGGCACAAAGCAATATATCCAAGAAGCACTATATTCACGGCAAGAGGAATCACCGTGCTGTCAGACCTTGGCTGTACGGTTACTTCGGAGAACGCAAAACAGGTGGTTAAGTTTTTATCTGCTCTGGAAGCGGAGAACATAGACATCATAAGAAAGGCTGACTCTACATCTACATTCGGATGGCAGGAAGGGAAGAGATTTATACCGGGACATGATAAAGATATAGTGCTTGATATAGATCCGTCACAAAGGGCGCTTGCCGCTGCATATTGTCAAAACGGTACATTCAAGGACTGGCTTGAGATGATGAGACCACACAGGAAGAGAGATAAGTTCAGATTTATTTTAGCTGCAGGCTTTACGGCTCCGCTTCTTAGAATAATTAAACAGAGAATATTCTTTGTATATAACTGGGGAGGCTCTAAAGGTGGAAAGACTGCAGGTTTAAAGGCTGCACTGTCCGCATGGGGAGACCCTGAAAGACTGATGGTAAACTTTAATGCCACACAGGTAGGCCTTGAGAGAACAGCAAGCTTTTATTGTGACTTGCCACTTGGGATTGATGAGAGGCAGCTTGCAGGAAACAACCAAAACAGCCTTGAAAAGATTGTTTATATGATAGCAAGCGGTACCGGGAAAATCAGAGGAGCAAAGTCAGGCGGAATTCAAGCTATGCATACATGGCGAACAGTGGCTCTTGCTACAGGAGAGGAGCCTCTCTCAACTGAGACTTCGCAAACAGGTGTTAGCACCCGTGTGCTTGAGATATATGGCGGTCCATTTGATGATGAAAGAGAAGCGTCTATGATGCACCAGCAATCGGCTATAAATTGTGGATGGGCAGGGCCTGCATTCATAGGCATGTTAATGCATACGGATGAGCGAAGCATAACATCAAAATATGATGAGATGATGCAGTTTGTCTATCAGCTTAGTAAAGGCAAGAGCGGTTCACATATAGCCGGCATTGCCGCAGTGGCACTAACTGATGCAATTATAGATACATGGCTGTTTGAGGACTCAGAATGGCTTCACAGATACGAAGTCGGAGAATTCGACACTAAAGAGGCTAAGGACAATCCTGAAGCATTACAGATAGCTCCTGAGTCATGGGAAAGGGCAAAGGAGATGGCAAGAAGCATCATAAAAGAGCAAATGGATGCAGATGTTGGTGATGTAAATGAAAATGCCACACAATATATTATTGATTGGATTCTCTCAAATAAAGACAGTTTCGGAGAAAGAGTATACGGAACATGCCTAGGGCTTATACAAGGATCGGAAGTGTACATATTTCCATCAATGCTCACTCAAGTACTTACAAAGGCAGGATATTCACCCAGAAAGACTCTAAAATACTTGGCAGATAAAAATCTTATAGGTACTATGACAAACAAAAATGGAGGAACTAAAAATTCAGTATTTAAGTGGTTCAATGGAAGGCAATCTCGATTTGTGGAGTTTCATCTTGGGAAAATTGTAAAAGAAAGTGAGCCGGCAGTAGATGAGAATGGAAATCCAATGGGAGACGGATGGAATCAAGTTCCTGAAAATGAGCAGATGGAACTTCCATTTGATTAAATTGTGCAAAATTAAAGTGTCACCAAATTTCAAAAAATGTCACCATTTTAGAAATTTGGAGCAAA